GGTATCCGTTCTGCTGAAGTGTCATGGCGTTGATTTTACGGTGACTCTTCGACAGTGAAAAGAAAAAAGGCCGCAGAGCGGCCATAACCACAGACAAAAATCAATAAGTTAGATAATTATCAAATACTTACAGACACGTAAAAACACAACTAACCACAACAAGTAACAGAGATGTGGTCACTTTGTGGATCATCAGCCAACAAATTTTGCAATGAAATACGTAGCCGCCGCTGTAAAAAGCGAAGTAAAGACGGCTATACACACGGGTATAATGATGCCACTCAACCGCCACTTCGTATTATCATCAACTTTGTCAAACCGCCGATTCATCTCATCCATAATCTTGTCAAAGCGTTTATCCATCGCTTCGGTAATCTCACCCTTCAGGCTGTTAATGTCTGATTTGATCTGATCTTTCAGGTGAGCTGTATCAGATTTAAGCTCCCCTTTCAGATTCGCAATATCGCATTTAAGATCACCTTTCAGATGTGCTGTGTCTGCTTTGAGCTCACCTTTCACCTCACCAACATCGGCTTTGGTTGAAAGGTTTGTAGTGCGTTCAGCAAGCGTCGCAAGGTCGTTTCTTGTTAGCGATAAATCACCTTCGAGTCGCTCAATTCGTCTTTCAAGTTTATCTGACATTCCACCTCCACTATTACCGCCTCCTCCACTGAAAGATGGGCCATCATCAAAAGAGTTGCTAATGCCATCACGAATGGGGGTTACGCCATGCCCGCTTTTAGCACACGCCACTCAGATTCCCTCCCAATCTATATATCCTTTATCTCTTGCCCAACGAACAACTGTGTGAGCTGTATATGTGGATGTGAAGCCGCAATAAGAACATGACACTTCATACCGGAAATTGTAGATGCTAATGGGGCCGTTCTCCTTACGTATGGGAGTGACATATTCCCAATCATTTGAATCATCAAGTTCAGGATCAGTGCCGTGAACAACCGTATGTGGAACAAATAGATCTGGGCGTCCACACGAGAGACAAGAGGTTTTAGCACCTCTATCTGTGAGAAATTGAATAAATAATTTGGGCGTAATTTTCTGCAAGACCTGCACATGCTCACGTTCCTTATCATTAAGAGGCCTGCCAAGATATAGAAAATCATCAAATTTAAGAGGCTTCATATACGGCTTCTCCAAGAGGATTAAATTTCACCGCATCCTGCAAGTAATCCGGCGCAAGATGGGCATAAATCATCGTTGTCTGAATCTTTGCGTGCCCCAGAATTTTCTGGAGCGTCAGAATATTGCCGCCGTTCATCATGAAATGACTGGCGAAGGTGTGGCGCAGCGCATGAACAGCCTGGCCATCAGGGACATCAGGTGCGACCGTTTTGATGACATCGCGAACCAATGGATAATCCAGCGTCGGAAACACCAGTTTCCCGCCCCGTTTTTTGATCTTTTCAAACAGGCTTTCAGAAATAGGAACGGTACGGTTTTTGTTGTTCTTCGTTTTTGAAAAAGTGATTCGACAATGAAGAACACGGCGCTGCTCCAGTGCCGCTACCTCGCCCCATCGCGCCCCGGTCGACAGAAGGATTTCGACAGCCAGCCGTTCATCGGGATTTTCAGCCAGTGCATCCAGCAACTGAACACATTCAGACTTACTCAGATATCCCATTTCGCGCTCGTTAACCTTCATTCCTTTAAGGCCTTGAACGGGGTTATCGTTAAGAAAATGGCCGGATGAGATGAGTGCGGTAAACATCGCGCTTAACGCCCCAATCTCTCGATTTATGGTGCTGGGCTGTATCCCCTGCTCTATCCTGGACACACGTAGCTCGGTGAGCATCGTTGTATTAAGTTTATGCACGCACGGGTCATCCATTGCCTCACTCAAGCGCAGCAATTTAAGGCGCGTGTTATGCCCTGACTTCATTAGCTGGCCGTGGTATTTCCACCACAAGTCAATAAGCACTGACAGAGGACGGCGATCAATAGAGTTTCCTTTCCACTCATTGTTATGCTGTTGCGCCAGCACCCACCGCTCATATAAAACTGCATCCGATTTCGTTTTAAATTTTTTACGAATGCGTTTGCCTTTTCGCCCCTCCGGGCGCATGTCAAGAAGATACCCTCCCGGAATTGATTTTATGCTCATTCGTGAAACCCCAGCGTTACAAGACCACCATGCCCCCAGCGCTCCATGATTAGCCGGGCTGTGTGCCAGTCTTGCGGGGTTTTTGAGAAGGCGATGTGCTTTTTGGCCCATCAGGGGAGAGAGACGGACTGATCTGCCCAGCAGCCTCATTTGTTTTTCCCGTCATAAGCCAATTCATGTACTTAAAAAAGCGAGGGTGATTAACAATCTTGATAAGCACTTCGCCCCCTATGTTTTCAATCCGCCCCGTTTCATAACGACGCAAAGTGCCGATAGGCACATCAATCAGGCCGCAAAATTCTTCGCGCGTTAAATCCTCTGATTCACGAATCACTCTAATTTTTTCACCGATAAGCATTGACAGTGTTCCTATAAGTACACTAAGCTTGCGCACAAGGTGTACTTATAAGTACACCAAGTCACAAACAACCACAGATAGCACAGGTTATCACACATGGCAAAAGTCCTGAACACACACGAACAGGCAGACTTTGAGCGTTTAGCAGCGTTCTATCCCTACCGCGATGAGCATGGGTTATCAGTACTTGAAGAAAGCCTGAAAGATTACGCAAAGCGTACCAACCAAGCTGTTAACACAGTGAAAAGACAGGCTGACAGAGGTTCAATTCCCATCAACCAGGATGAAAAGAACTCAAGACGCACAGTAAATCTCTTCGCTCTTTTCCTGAAAACAATCAGGAGCGCAGAAAAATACGTGCAGATGACAAAATAACGAGGTGTCATTTTATGCTGAAGCAACGCCGTAATTTTCGTACCGGAACAGAACGCCACGCTAACCGTTTCACTACCAGTGCATCACGCAGCAACATCCGCTACAGCCTGAGTGATACACACGCAACGCCGGATGGCTACCCAGTAAAACAAATCGGCGAGCACGCCTGGCTGATTGAGAAAGCTGGAATCGTGATCCACAAATGCCCACGCAATCCGTTTACCGGAAACCGCATTTTTGCATTGAGCTGCGGCGACAATCACTTCGGGCAGGATTTCACATTATACGAAGCACTACGCACGGTTGATCGTCTGCTTCGCGGGCAAAGTTTTATTAAACAGGCTGATTTATAACAGGTGCTTTATGACCAAAGAGCATGCACAAGGTGTATTTATCCGTTTTATTGATTTTCGCGGTGAACTGTTATTACGCGCATCAGCCATTGACGGAGTTGTTCCATCCGAAAAAAACGCAGCTACTTACGTTTATCTGAACGGTACGTGCCTGACTGTGGAGCTTCCGTACCAGACCGTGCGAGAAATCATTAGCGAAGCTGAAAAGGCACGTCAGATTAATAGCGATGAACCATACATCGAAATTATCTGCATGGATTCAGAAGCAGAAATCCAGAAGGCAGATTAAAGGGCGTTGCGATGGATAAAGAATATAAAACTCTCGTCAATAAAGCACTTGAGCGCTTTCATTTTCGCTTAAGCGCATCAGGCACTCATGCTGAACGCGCAGCTCAAGAGTCATTGACCAGGGCCATCAAGAGTATATACGACACGGCTTTTTACATTGACGATCCGGATGCGCTCGACGAGCTTTCCATACTCGTCTGCGCCGCAGAAAACGGGGACCACATTGAACCGTATAACCTGGGGAATATCGCATGAGCATATTTATCTCATGGCTTGTTCTGATTATTTCGGTGGCCTGCGCTATTGGGATTATGCGAATTATTCATTCAGTGAAAAAGATTGAGCGTTTTTTCTCTGACGAATAACAGCACAAATAAAACACCACATTAAACAAGAAAACGTGAAAACAATCCGCACTCGCGGAGGTATTCGCACACACAAATAACGAGGATACAAAATGAACGCTAAAGATACAGTCACCATCACCAAACTGAAAAAAATATCAGAAATGGAAGATGCATTAGCCAGGCAGGCACTGAGAGAAGGGGTTATTCCCTTTTATGTTCGTTCAATGGCTATAGCAGAAGTCACCGCAAGTGCTGCTGGACTTATTGAAAGCCTGAACAACGAAATCAGCACTCTCAAAGCTCAATTAGCCGGCACCAACACTTCTTCCCCCAGCATTGGGAAACGGGTCTTTATCATCAACAACCCACAACAGGAATACATCATCCTGGCAGACCTGCAGGGGAGCTACATGATTGCTGCGGTTCCAGCAAATGAGAGCGAACCGCTGAGTGATGTACACATCATCAGACGCGACCGGATTGCGTTCATCGACATAGCAACCTCTTCCCCATTTAACGCATAACCCCATGAAAAACCAAAGGAGCACAGCGATGATCAAATCATTCTTAACCGTACATTTCACATCGGGCGGCATTGAATACGACGTGGAATACAGCCTGATCGATCACGACAGAACAGCCCCCTCCCGCAGCGAGCCCGGTATTCATCACATCTGGCTTAAGAACGGGAAGCATTACGTGGCTACTAACGTGATGTATGTGCAGGTCCTGCGCAAAAAAGCAGGTAACTGATGACTCAGGTACAGGAGCCACGCAGATGACCATTCTGGACTATATCGCCGCCAATCCGGGGTGTAGCGGTGGAGGAATCGCCGCAGCACTGAATACCCCAACCACAGCCATTAATGCTGAGTTACGCCGACTCTGGCGCAGCGGTTCAGTCATAAGAAAAGAGCGCAAAACAGGCGGTCACTTTTCTTACCAGATAAACCCGATGCCGTTCGGGTGTAGCAATCCACTTACCAACATGTTTAACCAGCTACTGAAGGAAGCCAGAGCATGAGCGCCATCAACCACCAGGAATTACGCGAACTGGCGACTGACCTGCAACGAATGGCAACGCCTCAAAAATTACTGGCGTTTCGCGCAATGCTCTCGCCGTCTGCTGTGCTGGCGCTGCTGGATGAGCTGGAGCACGCCAGAACCACACCTCTCGCCATTCGCCTGACACTCCGCCATGAAATCGAGGATTTCTGCGCGACGTTGGAGGCGCCAGGCGAACCGGAAACGCCGGAAGCAATACAGCAAGAGCTGCTGCAACGCATTGACAAGGTTTTTGATTTTTTTCTGAACCAGTAAGAAACCAGAACATGCACACACAAAAAAACCGCTTGCCATGCCGCAATCAGTCAGGTTACATTTCTGCTGCACCTCACAAAACGGGTGCCGGGTTTCGCAGCCTGCTGACTACACAAGCGCACAACCGCGCCAGCGGTTTTTTTGTGCGTACTGTATTGCCACGTTTTTTTCGCGTCAGAATTATGGCGGGGCGTACGGGGCCGACTTCGGTCGGGCCGGGTTCTTGTGTAGCCGGTACTGCGAACCTCGTACGTCTCGCCACCCACAGTTTCGCAGCTCTGGATGGTGAGTTTTCACAACTTACTACACAAGGGGCCACACCATGGCAAACCGCAAACCACACCGCGCTATCGCGGAGCGTCGTCACATCCAGACTGAAATCAACCGCAGACTTTTCCGCGCATCACGCGTCGCGCAAATCATGCACATCAATATGCTGCATGAGCGCAGCCACGCACTCTCAAACATTTATTCCGCCTCTGTTTTCAGCTATCTGGCGGATGATCTGCGCGAGCTTCAGCAGCTCATCCAGCAGCAAAACAAACTCCATTAATTCCTGTTCCGGGCCTTTCCTGCACCTTGCGGCGGGAGGCCTTCGCACATCTGTAACAAGAGGATTGCCGCAATGATTCTCGCCAACGACTTTCTTGAATACCTGCTCAACACAGAGCGTGATCTTGCCGTTCGCGTGCGTGAACGTTATGACATGTACCTGAAATCCCTGCCTGTACCGCAGCTCGCTGACGGAAAGATTATTATTGATGGTCGTTACATGATTGACAGCCACGAGGGAAATTACAGGCTTTACCGTATTGAAGGTGGCACCCCGTCCGTTATTGGCATTTACCAGCGCCCATCCTCTGCGATCGTTGATGTGATTGCCGACAGCATCCGCATCACACATCACTATGCCGACACAGAAGACACCGTGCTGGAAATTCAGCGGCTGGCTACCGTCTGCCGCGACACCCTGAATGGCATGACGAAGTAAATCACTATGACGGCAGAGCACATCAGGGACTGGCAACAACCGCGCCACGCAGTGGGGCGTGAAGGAACGGGGATCCCCGCTCCTGAATCCGCGCTTTCCTCCTGGCTGGATGCCTACCGGGCAGAGAACGAGCGCCGCAAGGAAATGGCTGATGCGGCGTTCTCCGCCACGCCGCTGGGCAACCTGATTAATAAAAGCCTGGACGCACAGGAAAAACAGGACAAAACCATCACACTGGCAGGAGACGCCAGAAAACAGGCACGCGGCGCAGTGGATGAAGCCATGGCCTCGCTGCGCCTGCTGCCGTCCTATCTGCGCGATCCGCTTATTCGCCACCTCTCCTTCCTGCGCAAAAAACAGGAAGCCGATCGCCGGAAAGGCAAAAAGAGCTGGCAGGCGGAACGCTATGCACGCGGAACCCTGCGCAAAATATTCGAACGTCTGGACCGCACCGATCACCGCTGGCTGACACCGGGTTATCGCTCCCTTGCCGGACGCGAACGCCTGGACGATTTGCTTTACCTGCCGCAGCTCAACAAACACCAGATACAGACGCTGGCCACCATGACGGCGGCGATGTTCAGCAGCACCTTCGAAAAACTCTGCGATGGCTTTGGCGCGACCGATGGCGAGCTGACCATGGATGTAACGCTGAAGGCGTATCAGATGCTGGCCCGCATGGCGTTACACCTGCACGCCATGCCTCCACATTATGACGCACTGACAACAGACAAAGACCGGAGGAACGAACCAGACACGGAGCTGCTGCCGGGCGCAATCCTTCGCCTGACCTGTGCGGAATGGTGGAAACGCAAACTGTGGCTGTTACGTTGCGAGTGGCGGGAAGAACAACTCCGCGCCGCCTGTCTGGTTTCCAGAAAAACATCACCCTATCTGAGCCAGGACGCGTTAAGCGAGTTTCGCGCACAGCGCGAGAAAACACGCGATTTCCTGAAAAGTTTCATGCTGGAAAATGAAGACGGGTTCACGATTGATCTCGAGACGGTGTATTACGCGGGAGTAAGTAACCCGGTTCACCGTAAGGCAGAAATGATGGCCACCATGAAGGGACTGGAACTTCTGGCCGAAGCCCGTGGCGACAGAGCGGTGTTTCTGACTGTCACCTGCCCGTCAAAATACCACGCAACAACGGAGAACGGTCATCCGAACCCCAAATGGAACGGGGCCACCATGCGCGACTCCAGCGATTACCTGGTTAACACATTTTTTGCGGCGGTCCGCAAAAAACTGAACCGCGACGGTCTGCGCTGGTATGGCATCCGCACGGTGGAGCCTCACCATGACGGCACTGTGCACTGGCATATGATGGTCTTTGCACATCCGGACGAGATTGAAACCATCGTGTCCCACGTCTGCGATATTGCCATTCAGGAAGACCGCCACGAGCTGGGCGATGACATAACTCCGCGTTTTAAGGCGGAGTACGTAGACGGCTCAAAAGGCACACCAACCAGCTACATCGCCACCTACATCGGAAAGAACCTGGACAGCCGCGCCGTGGATGGCATCGACCCGAAAACGGGCAAGCCACGCGTTGACCACGAAACCGGAAAATCAATGGCCGAGAGCGTGGAACGCGCCATCGGCTGGGCGCGCCTTCACCGGGTCCGCCAGTTCCAGTTCTTTGGCATTCCCTCCCGTCAGGTGTGGCGTGAACTCCGCCGCCTTGCCAGCCAGATGGCACGCAACCCGGAAGGCCCGCAACGGCTGAAGGATGACGCAATGGATGCGGTTCTTGCTGCCGCTGATGCCGGGTGTTTTGCCACCTACATTGAAAAACAGGGTGGCGTACTTGTTCCGCGCAAGGACTACCTGATTCGCACAGCCTACGACCTCGCAGATGAGCTGAACGATTACGGCGAACAGAGTGTACAGATTTACGGGATCTGGTCGCCACTCATCGGGGAATCCTCCCGTGTGTGCACGCACCCGGATAACTGGAAGCTGGTAAGACGTAAACCGGAAGCGGAAGACAGCACCCACGAAAATGGTTTTGACCTTCAGGGCGGCCCTGCCGCCCCTTGGACTCGTGGCAATAACTGTCCCCGTGTACAGGAAACAGGCAACAGCGGGACAGAACTGTCGGAAGAGCAACCAACACCGTGGCCGCAGATCCCTGACAGCGTTGATGTGGATGAATGGATGCGCTCACTGAAACGGCACGAACGCCGGGCGCTGATGCGTTCGCTGCGTGACAAACAGGCAAAAAACAGCAGTGATGAAATGCAGAGCTGGACACAGAGCCGCAAACAGCCGCGACCTTTGCCTGATAACCACGAGTTACTCGCTAAAGAATGGCGGGAGTCTGCTGAATCTCTCGGCCTGCATATTGGTGAACAGCAGATGCAGCACCTGTTACGGGGCGGCAGTCTGTACGTTGACGGCAGCATCATTGCACCGCAGGGATTTGAAATTGTACGCAAACCGGATACCCGCCCGGACAGCCGAATCACGCAGCTCTGGCAGCGCCTGAGCCGTAATCACGGCGTAAGCAGCACGGAGATCCGCCATAACCCGGTCGCCAGTTATCTGGAACAGCTAGGGGCATCAGACCCCGAAGCCGCCGCACGCCTGGCATCCACACTTCAGCAAGACCAGAACACCATGAAAACACCCGTTACCGTGCTTTCTGACATGCTGCGCGCCATCCGTGACGCAGAGCACGCACAGAGAATCAGTGAAACCACTGAACGCGCCCGCCGCAAAGCAAACCTGCTGCGGGGTGGCCTGACCAGTGGAAACAAAAAACAGACAGAAACGGGATTCACAAATCCCGTAAATGAGCAAAAAACGCGCCGCGATATATGAAGCGCGCACAAAACAGGCGAAAGCGGGAGTTCAGAATCCCGTAACCGATTAATTAATCAACATAAGGAAATCGACATGAAAATTTGTATCGACGACGGCTCCACCAACATCAAGCTGGCATGGACTGAGAACGGCGAACGCCGCAACGCCATCAGCCCGAACAGCTTCAAGTCGGAATGGTCAGCGCCGTTCGGTGGCACGCAGCCCGCGAACTACATGCTTGATGGCGTGCGCTATGGTTTTGATCCGGTCAGCGATCGCTTTGTCCAGACGACCGACACGCAATACCAGTACAGCGATGTGAATGTTATTGCCATTCATCATGCGCTGGTCAAATCAGGCATCACACCACAGGAGGTGGATGTGGTTGTCACCCTGCCACTGAGCGAGTATTTCGATACAAACGCACAGCCGGACATGGCCAACATCAGCCGCAAAAAAGCGAACGTTATGCGCCCGGTGGAGTACCAGAACGGCGAAGCATTCACTATCCGTAACGTGCGGGTTATGCCTGAATCCATTCCGGCAGGCTTTAAAGCACTGGCTGACATGAGTCCGTTTGAATCCCTGCTGATTGTGGATTTGGGCGGAACCACGCTGGATGTGGCAAAGGTTCAGGGGCAACTGGCAGGTATCAGCCAGGTGTTTTGCGATCCACACGTAGGCGTTTCTCTGATGGCCGATGCCGTGCTGTCGGTGATGGCCACCAACGGTATGCGTACCAGTCACCACATCGCTAATACCATTATCGAACATCGCCACGATGAAGCCTGGCTGCGCCAGCACATCCACAATGACGCGCATTACGCCAGCCTGATGGCAGTTATTCGTGAAAAGGAGGAAACACTGAAACAACGCGTGATCCGCGCGCTGGCGGGTTTTTCGGGTTACGGGCGGGTGATGGTTGTCGGTGGAGGGGCGGAGATTGTGGCACCCGCCATCCGCGAAGCCTGCGGAGTTAATGCGACTTTCATCGCGGACGGGGTGCCACAGTTTGCTCTGGTTAATGGGCTGTACGCAATGGACAAGGAGTAAACCAATGACGACACCAACCAGACGGATAAGTTTCTATCTGAAGCCCGCCGCCGTCAAGAACGAAGGCGAAGCATGCGCCTGGCTGGACAGCCTTACACCAGAAGCCCGCAAAAGCGGCCAACGCGTGGCTTTTCTGGCCGGGCTGGCACTTCTGAAAATGAATCCGGCAGAGGCTTACCGACTGGCTGCATGGGCTGATGATGAAGCGTTATCAGTGACACAGACCAGGACAGAACGCCCCGCATCACAGCCAGTATCAACCGCACAGATAACCAGCCAGATGGCCGGGAATATCCAGGCGTTATTTCCTGAATAACACAACATCAGGGCATATTTGCCCTGATATCCCCTCTCAAACAAGGCAGCAACAAACTGCCCGTTGAATAACACAAATTACATGTTATGATTAACTCATAAGTAACCCCCGTTTGTGTCTTACGTTATGAATGATCAAGATTATGGGCTTGATACCCTATTGGATATGCACGGCTACCAGCACCACATGGATAATGGCTACTGGTGGAAGATTGAAGCCTACCGGGTCAGCCCAAGCCCATTCAGACCCCACGGGATACGTTACAATCTGACATTACATGACCAGTACAATTCCCGCATATTTGGGATGGATAATGCTCATGGAATAAAACCACCGAAGAAGGGCCGTTTCACAGGGAAATTAACTGTTTACGACCATGTGCACCGCACAACATTTGACAAAGGCTATCCCTATGAATTCATTTCTGCGGAACAGCTTTTATCTGACTTCTTCGATAACGTAGATCGCATCATTGACGAAATCACAAGGGGGAATCAATGAAAGCCCGTATCGGGATTATCCCTGAAAATATCCTCCGCCAGCGGCTACTGGATGTCGCCAGAGGAAAACGTAAACCACTGCCAGATGAACCAAAAGTATGGTTTTCTTCACTGCACGCTGTAGGGCAAGCTCTGAGTAACGAAAACATTGCTCTGTTACGTCTGATGGATGAAGAAAAACCTCAAACAATGACAGAGTTGGCAGAAATGTCAGGCAGGAAACTGAGCAATCTTTCAGTAACCTTAAAAATGCTGAGCGGCTACGGTTTTGTCAGCCTGGAAAAGAAAGGCAATACCATTCTCCCGAAAGCATTATTCACCGATTTTGAAATCATCATTGATCCATCTGTCGGAACCACTCATCGGGCCGCCTGATCCCCACCAAACCAGGGCGATAATCACGCATCGCCCTGCTGCACAATAGTGCACAAAAAACGCGCTTTTTCTGCGCGCAGGTGACGGGGGAACAGTCCGCGCTTCAGGGGTAAATGGCACCTCCTGAAAGATGCCACAGCATCATAATAGAATGAGCGCGTTGTTCACGACACACGCAAAAACAAGAAAACCCGGAACGGGTGCGCAAATTCTTTGTGCGCCCGTTCTGGGTTGGACAAGCGAAGCGCGTCAGCTATCCAGCCTGCAACAGCTCCAGCGCCATCTGTTTTTCTTCCGGGCGCATCCGTTCAATCAACAGCTTTAACACACCGTTATCCAGCCCGCTGGGCACCAGTGTGTGCGAGTAGGTCAGATTCATCACCCAGGTATGTCCGCACTCGAGACGGGTGCAACGGTAATACACATCAGCAAACTGATCGGTTTTCCAGGCTGTTTTCTCAATCACTGCACGAGCACCACAGCAATGACACCGCGCTTTCTGTCTGCGCATTTTCCACCTCCCGGAACAACGTTTTACTGCTGCTGATTTTACCCGCTCCTTCTCCATGTCGCACATCACTCCGTGGCTTCATTAAATTCAAGAATAAATTCCACCTGCCCCAGTCGCCTGATATCAGGGTCACTATTGATTCCCTCCATAATCAGGCGGCGCATCGGAATAACCTCATCTCTGTAATATGCCTCGCGGGATTTCAGCGGATCACCAAGCCCGGCCGTATTTGCGGGAATGATGCCGGCAAGTCCGGGTGGAAAACGGTGCGCAACGAGCTGATCCTGGGCACTGATGGTTTTTATATTCAGGAACTCATCTTTTGTACCTGAATCCCCGATAGGGATCACCTTAACGCCTTCTTTGTCTCCGCCAGGTATATTGATAAACATGGATTTAAAATTGCCCGCCCCTTTTGACGCCTCTATCTTTTTACGGAATTCCGCCTCGAGCTCGGGATCCATGTCCGGGTCAGTGGAATACAGGATATAACCAAGATGTGCGCCGTTCTTGTAATACTTGCGGCGAAAGCGGGTGGCATCCACATTCAGCATGGCAGATTCCATCCCGTGAATATAATCCGGGACACCGTAAACCTGCTGTTGTGGGTCATAAATTGCCACGAACACCACTTCGCCTGGCGGGTAAACGAGATCTTCCAGTGCCGCCTGCACAATCACCGTGCCACCTTCGTTGTTGCGTCGCAGGTACAGAGAAGGCAACGTATGCAGGCGCACCACCCGCCCGAAGCCATTGCGCACTTTAAGCAGCCCCATATCCCCGAATATCAGCAGATTGGTCACTGCTGCCGCCATGGCGGCGTGTGTCATACCACCACCACCCCGAAAACCCTGCATGATCATATTCACGCGCGCACGCAATACCGCGCCGTGATACGGTGCGATATTGGACAACATGGCGAGATCCATGCGCTCAATGGGCGGCGTGTACCAGCCGTTATAGCCATCCCAGAGCGAGCCGTAATAACAGCCCCATGCAGCGACCGGTTCCGGGTCACCAAATTCAATAAACGTCATTTTGCTGGCTGTTTTTTTTGCCACGCCATCGTGTAACACGGGGTATTTTTTCTTTTTACTCATCTGACAGGATCCATGTTGATTTGCGCTTGTGCTTATAGTTCAGGGGTTCATTACTTGCGGCATGAGCTATGGCAAAGAAGATGTCAGCGTGCCCGGTTTCTTCGCTACGTTCGGCGGTGAAAGTGACTTTATTGCCGCTGTTGGTGGATTCCTGACGAATGGCCAGGAATGATGCCGGAATATCCGTGGCTTCCTCATCCCACTCAATACGGTTGGCGTAAACCAGATCCAGCATCTTCATCACCAGGCGGTTTTTGGATTCCACGCTGTAATGAATGGCCACTGTTTCACGGCGGGCAAATCCCTGAACCAGCTCAAAGACACCGTAGCCAAGACCGGTGACGTCGATGCCGATAAACGTCATGTTATAGCGCGCCTTAATGCCGCGGATACGCTCTGCCATAAACTGGAATGACATGCTGCGCCAGTGGTGTTTTTCCAGCACGCGGAATCGTTCTGCCGCAACCAGCGGCGGTGCCAGCACAACAAATGTGGCGTTATCGCCGGAGCGCGCAGGATCAAAGCCGCCCCACACCTCACGGTTACCAAATGGCATGGGCTCTTCCGGGTGAAAATCCTCCCACGTACTGACATCAACACCACAACGCACAAGATCATCGAATTTAAAGACGCTCTCTTTGTCATCCACAAACACACACATAAACAGCATATTGAACGCTGTTTCGTTGTATCTCTCGCGCAGCTCGTTGATATCAGCAAGGTTAAAGCCGCCGGCAATGGCATCTTCCAGCGTAACCACATAGCGCCACTGACCATCCGGACATTCACGCCCACCATCGCGCAGCTCATCAAAGGATGGAAACTCAACCCCTTTTCGTTTCGGATCGCCTTTGCGCCATTCATCGCCAGACCAGAACGGGTAGCCCTGGTGTGTTTTGGATGACGGCGTGGAGAAATAGGTAATACGCCAGTGTTTATGGGTGGCCATCCCTGATGCCACTTCATTGAGACGGCGAAAACCGGGGATCCACAGGTATTCATCAATATACAGGTGGCCGCTGTTTGACTGCGCTGTGTTACTGTTGGTCGCCAGAAAATACAGTTCAGCCAGATTACTTAACTTAACCGGATTGCCTTTAATGGGAATGCCAAACTCTGTTTGTGCAATTTTTACAATATAAGTACGGAACACTTCGGCCTGACGTTTTGATGCCGATAAAAATATCTGTGTGTCGCCGGTTAATACTGCATCTTCAAATGCCTCAAACGCGAAGTAATACGTCGCCCCAATCTGGCGGGATTTAAGCAGGTTGCGTACACGGCGGAATTTGTTTTCACGCAGATGCAACTGATAAGCAAACAACTTTTTCGTAAACGGCTCAAAACTTTCAGCAGTCAGTCCGGAAACGTCATTAGTTTTGCGGGGACGCTCTTTCTTACCTGCACCTTTTTCTCCGCGTTCTTCTTTTCCATAACGGCCAGGCTGGGGAATGTCCACTCCCATTCGCGCAATCTCAGCCATTCGTTCCGTGTGCTTGTTTCTGACCGACATCAGTTTGACGTGATGACCAATCAGGCGATCAAGCTCATCGTGTTCTTCCTGGGTCTTATGGTCACGTTCCGCCAGTACAGCGAGACGCCGGGCGATAACATCTTCCACGCCTTCCGTATTGAGCTGCGTGTACCACTCAAACTTTGTCGCCCAGTAATAAACAATTCGCGGGCTGTTCAGTCCGAGTTTCTTTTGTATTTCTTTTGGTGTGTGCCTTTTCAGATAGAGTGATTTTGCTGCGGCAATAACTTCTTCAGAATAAGCCATAAACTACCTGTGGAATTTATTTTAATGGGTTTTCATCTTTTTCCGGTTCGTTCCGTAGCGTTCCGTAATATCCCATTATTTGCCGCAGGCATTTTTTTAACGATTATCTGTTTTCGGTATTTTTCGGATATATGCGCATATCCGAAAGTACCGGAAATTAATCAGATGACGACGTTTTCATTTCTCCGTTAAATAACGCCAGTTTAATTTTTATCAGCGGATTAATTCAGATGACGAAGCAGAAAACAGACTGGGTTGTGGTTGCCACATCAGGCCCCACCATCGACGGTCGGGAAATTGATCCGAAGTGGCTGACGGATGCCGCCGAGGTTTACAACCCGGACGAGCGAGCCGCCATGCTCTGGCCATATCACGCCGATTCCGGATGGCGTGCCTTCACCAATAACTACGGCATTGTTGATGCCCTGAAAGTCGAAAAATTTGGTGAAAAGGTGCAGCTTAAAGCACGCCTGATCCCAAATCGCTTCCTGATTGAAGCCAATAAGGCCGGGCAGAAACTTTTTACCTCCATTGAAGTGCGGGAAAACTATCTGGGCACGGGCAAATTCTTTGTGTCCGGTATCGCCGTGACGGATACCCCAGCCAGCATTAACACTACACGCCTGCAGTTTTCCATGGGGGAAGCCATCCATATGGGCAACGCAGAGGCGCTGAATTTTACGCTGCAGCCTGATGATGAGCAGGCCAAGCGCAACTTCTTCTCCCGCTTCTTCTCATCTGACAATCACCAACAGGGAATTTACCAAGCCATGAACGAAGAACAGTTCAGCCAGTTAATGGGTGCCATTAATAAAACCAGTGAACGCCTGGACGAGCTGGAAAAAAACGTCGCGCAGTTCAGCGCGAAGGATGCCCCGAAAGATACCGGTGATAACAAGCCGGAAGGCAGCACCGGCGATCAGGGGCAGGACAACGCAGAACAGAACAACAAGGACGACAAAACCTTCACGCTGACCACCGAGCAGGGCGAAAAGCTGTTCTCCACAGTGAACGCCATCGCGGAGAAGGTTACCAGTATGGAAACCGCATTTGCTGAACTCAGCAAGGACGCCACGAAGCTGCCGGGCAACAATCCGGCCGGTGGCGAAACTTTTAACCTGGTGTAACCGGAGAGAGCGCAATGAATTTCACACCAGAAGCACAAAAGCTGGTTAATCGCTATATCAGCGAACTGCAAAAAACATTCAGTGACTGCGAACGCTCGAGCGATCGTTACTTTTCACTGACCGAACCGCGCAGCATTGCCCTGCGTAAAGCCCTGCTGGAAAGCACGGAGTTTCTGAGTTTCATCACCTGCATGGACGTTCCGCACCCGCAGGGGCAGGTCGTCACCGTGGGCGAATCCACACTGCGCACCGGTCGCGTGAAAAGCGGTCGTTTCGCTAAAGGTTCGGGCATCAAAGGCAACGAATTTAAACTCGTTGAAACTGATTCCTGCTGCGTGATCACCTGGGAACAACTCGCCATCTGGGCGAATGCCGGCAGCCCGCAGGAATTTTTCAACCTGATGAACTCCGCCGCCGTCACCAACTTTGCGCTGGATATGCTGCGCATTGGCTTTAACGGTAAAACAGCAGCGGAAAACTCTGACCCGGAAAGTCATCCGAACGGCGAAGACGTCAACATCGGCTGGCATGAAATCGCCAAAAAGTGGGGAGAACAGCCCGGCAATACCTCCCGTATTCTGACAGACGCCGTTACCCTGGGCGAAGGCGGCGATTATGTCGGTCTTGATGCCATGGCCTCAGACCTGATCCGCACTTACATCCCGGCACAGTATCACAACGACCCACGACTTACCGTACTGGTCGGCGCAGACCTTGTGGCTGCTGAAGAACTACGCCTCTACAACAAAGAGGATAAGCCTACCGAAAAAGTGGCCGCACAGTTGCTGACAAAGAACATTGCAGGCCGCAAGGCTATCATTCCGCCGTTTATGCCGGGCAAACGTATGGTGGTGACCATGCTGCCAAACCTGCAGATCCTGACGCTGAAAGGCTCCCGCCGCCGCAAGGCAGAAGATGTGGGCGATCGCAAACAGTTCGAAAACTCATACTGGCGTTATGAGGGGTACGCCCTGGGCGATCCGGATTTATATGCTGCCGTGGATGAGTCTGCGGTCACCATCTCCTGATAAACGGAGCGCACGGTATGCCAACGCCAATGCAGCGACAACGTGCCCGACAGATGGATGAGCGCCGTGCGGCGCTCATGACCAGAACAGACGGGCGCGCCGTCAGCACAGAGAGTCAGCACATTAAGCTGCTGGCACTGGATAACGATGTCAGACAACTGCACAACATGGAGCTGCTGTCTGACAAGCTGGAATTCAAGCGGAACACGCTGCTGCCCCGCTGGCTGCCACACGCACAGGCTTATCTGGAGGGGGAACGCGTCTATCAGAATCCCATTCTGGTGTACTGCATCATCTGGCTGTTCGATACCGGGCAGTTTGAGATGGCGCTGCGGTGGGCTGACATTGCCATTGAGCAGGGGCAAAAGACGCCGGAGAACTTCAAAAGCGAGCTGCCAACGTTTGTGGCCCATTTCATTCTTGAATGGGCAGAAGCCGAAGCTGAACGCGGGAACAGTATCGCGCCATATTTTCAGCAGGTGTTTGAAAAAATCCGCGACAAATGGCGCGTGAATGAACGCCTTGCTGCCCGCTACTGGCGCTTTGCAGGCATCCTGCTGCTGCGCGGCGATGACGGCAAGCCACAGGCCAGCGCAATTAACGATCCGGAGAGACTGCAACAGGCCGACCAGTGCCTGGAACGGGCTGCCTGGCTGCATCCCAAAATTCAGGTGAAAACCCTGCGCCAGCGCATTGCCGCAAGACTGCGCGCGTTGCAGGGCACGTAAACGACTCCCAACAACCGGGCGGGCGCGGTGGAGGTGTGCCGGTAAAAGCCATCAGCACACTGCGGAAACCGGTCAGCCCGCCTTTCCCCGGAGTGAGCATGTTTGACGGGAAAAGCATTCACTATCAGCAGGCCATTATTCAGAACGATGGATTCTGGCCGGATATTGATGCCGGCGATTTTGAAAAGAGCCGCAGCATCCCCGCCGTCACGTCACACGAAACGGTGCTGACGGCGCTGCTTTGCGCGGTAACAGAAATTAACACTGAACTGGCTGCACGCCGTGAATACTGGCAGGAACAGGGCCACACCCGGGCCGCCGATATTCCGGGTTACACCGTGTTGCAACCAGAACCGCGCAATACGGATGCACAACCTGAACGGATGCAGAACCACATTACAGCACTGTACACCAAGGCTGTGTATGCCCGCGCAAAGGCCGATCTTTTGCCGGAATCTGCCAGCGTGGGGCGACGCGAGGCGCAGCCCTCATCAGAAGCCAGCGAGAGCCGCCGGACGTTGCTGGCTGAAGCGGCAATGGCGGTGCGAGCGCTGCTGGGCCGACCGCGTGCATCCATCGCGCTGATTGATTAAGGAAATGGTATGACGCAACTCGCCAGCCTGACGGCATTCATTGAAAACAATCTGCCGGCACGCGCACACATTCCGTTCACCAGTGACATGGACGACATCACGCTCGTTCCGTTTACGAAGTCGCTGGGGCACGGGCAGTTATGTACGCAGGTCCGAAAATATACGGCTTTTCTGCGATGGGACGCATGGCCCTATCGTCAGCTCAATCCGGATTTGGTGTTTTCTCTGGTTGAAGCCTGGCTGGCAGACAACGGCGGCGACCTGCGCCAGCGCCTGGCACCGGATGCGCCAGCCGTTGACGTCGAAGTGGATGATGAAAATGAAGTTGCATGGCTGGAAATCAGTCTGCCGCTGGTTGATCCCATCACCCTGGTTGAGGACGAAAACGGCCCCATCCCCAGAGGCGGGAAACGTTATCAGCTGGAAAAGCCTGAAATCTGGGTGGCTCAGGCGCATCAGCTTCACTGTCAGGTGATGCCATGACGCGCCCCGTGATTAACGAGTCACAACTCCGGCAGGTTCGCCGCGCCATCAGAGAGGCAGAGCTTCCGCCGGCAAAGGCCAGAAAGCTGCTGGTTCGCATTGCGAAATACGGCCTGATACCGGCTGCACGACGCAATGTGAAAGCACAGCGAACACCGGAGGGGGTAGCCTGGGCACCACGAAAAAGACCGGATAAAGCCAGCGGCAGGTATAAAAACAAAATGCTGCTGGGGCTGCCGAAGCTGCTGGCCATCAGGGTTGACGGCAGCGGGAAAAGTGTCCGCCTTTTCTTCAAAAAAGGGGATTACAACACCGGCTCTCATGGTGGGGCGGTCGCGTGGGTGCAACAGCACGGCGCAACCATCAAAAGCCGCGCCACAAAACGCCGGGACAGCGAAGCCATGCGCACCCGTCCCGCCACACGACGGCAGGCAGAACGCCTTCTTTCTCTGGGCTTTCGCGCCCCCGTCGGCGCAGTCAGCAAAAAAACCGGACGCAGAGGACGCAGAAAGCCTTCTCTGAAATGGATTATGGAAAACATGAGTATGGCGCAGGCCGGACTGGTGATCAGCATTCTGAAAGGCGAGCAGAAAAAACGTGTATGGGAAATCAAAATCCCCTCCCGCGCATTTCTGGGAGCCAGCGATGCTGAATTTGCCCGCATTCTGGAAGCGCAGCTGCGCAGCCTGCATTACGGCGGCACGAGATAACAAAATCAGGAGACAAATTATGACCTGGCCATCTGTCACAATTGAACAGTACAACACGTTCAGTAGCTCGCCGGACGGCGTGGAAAATACGCTGCTGTTTGTGGGCAATGCACAAAACAACAAAGGTAAGGTTCTGCCGGTTAATGCCAACAGCGATCTGGATGAACTGCTGGGAACAAACGCCAGCCCGCTGAAGAACTTCCTTCGGTCTGCGCTGACCAATGCCGGACAGAATGCCTTTTTCTATGTTGCCGTTCTGCCGGAAGCCGGCAAAGGCAAAGAAGCGACGCCAGCCTGCCAGGTATGGCAGAACGCCATACTGGCGGCTCAGGAAACTGTTTCAGTTGAAGGCGTGGTGATCACCGAACCGGTCAGCACGAAGGATGACATCAACGCCATACAGGCGTTACGTCAGACCATCATCAATAAATATCAGCGCCGCATCTGGTTCATTCTGACCATTGCCGCCAATAACGGCAGCAAAACCTGGGCAGATTACGTTGCTGAACTGACCACGCTACAGGAAGGCATCGCCGCCCCGCAAATCATGCTGGTTCCGGAAATTTTTGGATTTGAACCGGGCGTTCTTGCCGGCCGTCTGTGTAACAGCGCCGTCACCATTGCTGATAGTCCGGCGCGTGTGGCAACCGGAGCGCTGTCCGCACTGAAGACCACGGAACGCCCGAAAGACAGCGCAGGGCAGGCAATTGATCTCGACACTCTGCAGGCACTGGCAACCGCCCGCTACAGCGTGCCCATGTGGTATGCCGACTATGACGGCCTTTACTGGGCTGACGGTGTAACACTTGAGGTGGAAGGCGGGGACTACAACGTCATTGAGCATGTCCGCATTGCTGATAAGGTGGCGCGCCGCGTGCGGCTGATGGCCATCCCCAAGATTGCCGACCGCTCGCTGAACAGCACGCCGGGCAGCATTGCCGCACATGAAACGCTGTTTGCCCGCCCACTGCGTGCCATGGCGAAATCCATGCAAATTAACGGCATCACGTTTCCGGGCGAAGTGAAATCGCCCCGGAAAGGCGACGTAGTTATCACCTGGCAGGACGAAAAGACGGTCAGCATCAGCATTGTCGTCCGCCCTTACGCCTGCCCTAAAACCATCAAAGTGGGCATTCAGCTGGATAAATCTCTGGAGGAAAACGCATGACGACCCGCATTAACGGCATGGCGTTTGACACTTTTATCGGTGGAACGGATATCCATGTGAAAAGCATCTCACTGGACATCAGCGATGAAAGCGCCGTTGCCAAAACCCGTGGCATCCCTGACGGCAAACTGCGCGGCCCTGTCAGTGCCGAAGGTGAAATCGAAATGAGTACCCGCAGCTTTAACCAGCTCGGGGAAGTGGCTGCTCAGGCGGGATCGTGGCGTGACCTGCCGCCAATGGATTTTGTGTTTTACGCCAATACGGGAACCGAAGAAATCCGCGTTGAAGCCTTCGGTTGTGAGCTGATGCTTTCCGGCCTGTTAAGCATTGACACCGAGAGCGCAGATCTGACCACGCACAAAATCAAGTACGTGGTGGCAAGCCCTGACTTTGTGCGTATCAACGGCGTGCCCGTTCTCTCAGAGAACGACGTGCGCGGACTGATGGGGTGAATCATGCAGGAGCATGAGCGCACCATTATCACTCTGGGCATTCTGGGCGGAATCGCTGCCGCAAGTCGGGTGCTGGCTGGCGCAGAGCCGATTACGTTGCGGTTGTTTGTGGGCCGAACCCTGCTGGGGAGCGCGCTGGGTGTTTCTGCCGCTGCCCTGCTGGTTCGCTACCCGAACCTTGACCCACTGGCCATTGCCGGCGCAGGCACCGCAATGGGCGTTGCCGGTTACCAGATTGTTGAAATCTTCCTGCGTCATATGCGCCGGAAGCTGGGCGAGAAAGAGAACAAAGAGGAGTAACAGCAATGCTGTCCCGCAGGGAACAAAAAGCTGCCGCCATTGCCTGGAAAATTATCCGGGCACTGTGGCACTGGCTGCACAAACCTCAACAACCCCGTAAGGAGCAAAAATGAAACTCTCTGATAAACAACAAAAATTTACCGTCATGATCGGAAAACTCATCCAGTTTGCCCATCAGCGCGGTTATGGCCTGACGTTCGGTGAAGCGTACCGCACGCCAGAACAGGCAAAACTCAACGCACAAAAGGGATCAGGCATTGCCAACAGCCTGCACTGTCAGCGGCTGGCCGTGGATTTTAACCTGTTTATTAACGGTGAATATCAGACCCGCACAGAGGCCTACCGCGAGCTGGGCGAGTACTGGGAATCCCTTGGTGGCGCATGGGGCGGTCGTTTTAAAAACCGCCCGGATGGCAATCATTTCAGCCTTGAGCACGACGGCGTGCGCTGATTTTACGCTTAATAAGCCTTCCTGCAGGCTTATTAAGCCCTCTTATTCTTGACTTTAAAAGGAAATGATGATGAACGATAAAAACACCCAGACTACCGCAGAGAACACCATCACTTTGCAGGTCGGCGAGCATGAACTGACGTTTATCCCGACCGTTAAAGCCTACAACGATCTGCAGAACGACTTCATGCCGGATAACAAAATCGCGCCGCTGAAAAACTACCTGCGCCGCATCGTGATTAAAGAGCACCGCGATCTGCTGAACCAGTTGCTGGAAAAACCAGGAATGCCGGCCAGCCTGGCAACAGCCGTGAATAACGAGTTTGTGCCGGAAGTGGAAATCACCGTAAAAAAATAAAAAGCCATCTGGGGGCCATTGATCGCAATGACCTTACCCGGATGCTGATCCTGCGCCGCCACTGGCTGCCCGGCGAGGATGACTCGCCGCAGTCACTGGCTGCCGCCGTCTGGCTGGATAACCACTACTGGGAAAATATGAGCATCGCCGTCAATAACGGCATTATCCGTGCTTTTAAGGGATCGTAATGTCACAACAGCGCCTTGAATTACTTCTTGAACTGACAGACCGCCTGACAAGGCCGTTGCGTGCAGCCGGGCGACAGGTTCAGGGATTTGCTGCAACAAGTCGGGGAGCCTTTCGGGACATTGCTACCGGAGGCGCTGCGCTCTGGGGAGTGGGTGCAGCCATTCAGGGGGCACTGATGCCAGCCATTGAAATGGACAGGGCGCTCGGTGAGGTGAAATCACTGGGCGTCGCAGAGTCCGGATTGCGTAAACTCAGCCGCGCCGCCGTTGATTTCACTATGGAATACGGCGGGGCTGCGCAGGATTTTGTGCGTGCTTCTTACGACATCCAGTCAGCCATTGCCGGGTTAACTGACGATGAGCTGTCCCGCTTCACCACCGCATCAGCAACGGTGGCAGCAGCAACCAAATCCAGCAGCCAGACCATTACCGCCTACATGGGCACCATGTACGGCATCTTTAAAGACCAGGCTGATGCCATGGGAAAAAGCAAATGGGTGGAGCAGGTCGCCGGGCAAACCGCCACCGCCGTGCAAATGTTTAAAACAACCGGCGATAACATGTCAGCAGCGTTCACCACGCTGGGTGCCAGTGCAAAAGCGGCCGGTATTGATGCGGCTGAACAGTTCGCCGTGCTGGGACAACTACAGGCCACAATGAGTGGCAGCGAGGCCGGGACAAAATACAAGGCATTTCTTGCCGCAGTAGGCAGCGCCCAGAAAAAGCTGGGGCTTAATTTCGTGAATAAAGACGGCACGATGAAAAGTGTTGTCGAGATCATGAAACTTATCAGGGGTAAATTTGGTGATCTGTCAAAAGTGGCTGATTCCGATTTGCTGAAAAGCGCCTTTGGCTCCGATGAAGCTGTGGCCATGATTAAATTACTCAATGCGGACATTGGCGGACTTGAAAAGAATATCGCCACGCTGGGCAATATCAAAGGTATGGATAAGGCTGTCGAAATGGCGCAGGCCATGGCTGATCCATGGGAACAGGCCGCCGCAATTATTAACGGCATTCGCATCGAAATCGGCACGCAGTTGCTGCCTGTTCTGTACCCGTTTATCCAGAAAAGCAACGAAGGCGGTAAATCCTTTGTTGCCTGGTTACGTCTGTATCCCAATATCACACGGGCTATTGGTTTACTGTCTGCCGCCCTGCTGGGCATTGCCGCAGTGGGTGCCGTTGTCAACATTATGGTGGGTGTGGCGAAGTTTGTCTGGACAGGACTGCGGCTGGTCTGGCTGGCAGCAGTTGCACCCCTGAAGATTCTCATTCTGCTGAAACGCACACTGACGGCTACCATGTGGGCGTTCACTGTAGTTGCCCGAACGGTCAGGGCGCTGTATCTGGCCATGTCCATTGCTATGGGAACATACAACGTCAAAGCAAAAATTCAGCTGGCGCTGCTGAAATTACAGCGCGCCGGACTCTGGCTTTATTCTGTTGCGCTGGGTGCCGCCGGCATAGCAATGAAAATCTACACCGCAGTCACCAGCGGAGCTGCAATTGCAACACAGTTACTTTTCAGCCCCATCACATTAATCATCCTGGCACTGGCTGCGCTGGGCGTGGGCATTTATTTCCTGATCACCCGCTGGGATGAGATTAAAGCCGCGCTGATGGATACCGCCGCCTTTCAGTGGGTGGCTGAAATGGTCGGCAGTATGGGGGCATGGTTCGGCAATGCATGGAACACAATCCAGGACGGCTGGAATGCACTGGTTAACTATTTTTCCACGCATTCACCTCTGGACGCCCTGAAGGATATCGCCGGCGGCATCCTGAACATTTTCAGTAACCTCTGGGAACTGGTGAAACAGTCCTTCAGTGATTCATGGGGCTGGATTGTAGGCAAGCTCAACATGATCCCCGGCGTCAATATCGACACACCGGAAAGCACAGGAAGTGGCGAAGGCTCCGTATTAACCGGCGGCAAAGCCATCAGTGCGGGACCGGGCGGCATTGCGGCAGAGATGCAGAACAACAGCGAAAACCAGACCACCATCGACAACTCCCGTCGTGTGGTTAACGTCAATGTGCAGGATCCATCCCCTGCCCGTCTTAACGAGTGGATGGAGCTGCATGCATACTGATAAACCGCTTTACATTGATTTGCTCATCACCGGCCGCAATCTCACGCTGAACAGCGCCAGTGAGCCGGTGTTATGCAACAACAGGGAAAGTATTGCCCAGGACTGCCAGCACGCCATCATTGAGAGCGGACTGGCAACGCGCCTGCTGGCTGAAAAAAGCCCGACACTTCGTGCTGACATCATGATGCAGATGACGCTGCTGATTGAAGATGATGAGCGCATCACACCCGGCACGGTCAGTGTGACAGAAGAAACCCCGCTTTCTGGTCGCCTGCTGATTAGCGCCCACACCGAAGATTTTTTTGAACCCCTGACTTTTACGGTATCTCTTGATGATTAACGGCAAACCCACCGCAGATTACGAGCGCATTCTGGCTGATAACGGCATGCCGGTAACCGAAGAACAGGCACGCGCTGAATTTGAAGCCATTGTCAAAGACGAAGGGCTTATCACCAACACATCCCGCATGTCGCCGTTCTGGCGACTGATTACAGCTATCACCACAAAACCCGTGATGTGGCTGAAAGATGCGCTGGTTAATGTGGTGATGAAAAACCTGTTTCTGGCTGATGCCAGCGGTGTATTCGTTGATGTTTTTGCCTGGGCGGTAAACCTGCAACGCAAGGCCGCCACGCACGCAGCCGGCGTGATTCGTTTCACCAAAAACGACATTGATCGCGCAGTTACCGTGCCGGCCGGTACGCAGATTCAGACAGAACGCATTAACGGCGTGATTTATACGCTGACCGTTGTCAGGGATACCGTTATTCCGGCAGGAACACTCAGCATGAACATCGATGTTTCTGCAGAACAGGCCGGAGCCGGCTTTAACCTTGCGCCGGGATATTACCGCATCCTTCCGGTGGCGATTGATGGTATTGCCGGTGTTGAGAACGATGAAAACTGGCTGACCACACCGGGTGCCAACGAAGAAAGCGATGACGAGCTGCGTGATCGTGTTCGTAATCAGTTTAATCTTGCCGGCGCTTATCACACCGATGCCGTTTACCGGGGATTAATTGCCGGCGTTGCCGGCATCAGTGCCGACCGCATCTATTTTCTGCATGACGCACCACGCGGCCCCGGCACAGCAAATGCTTACATTCTGCTGGATACCGGCATCGCATCCGAACCGTTCGTTGATGCAGTAAACGCATTCATTAACGATGAAGGTCATCACGGACACGGTGATGATCTGCGCTGTTTTTCCATGCCTGAAACACGCCACACCCTGACCGTGACACTCTGGTTATATGCAACGCTGAACCTCAGCGATGAGGAAATTCAGACGTTATTGCGCAATGTGGAAAATCTGGTTCGCTGTGCATTTCGAGAAAACAGCGATTATGACGTTCAGAAAACATGGCCGTATAGCCGTTTCAGCATGTCCAGACTGGGCGAAGAGATCCACCAGGTATTTCCACAGGTGGAGTCGGTTACATTTTCTCTTCCGGATATTCTCAGTGATCTGGCTGTTCCTCGTCTGGAATCCCTTACTGTGGAGGTGAGCGCATGAAACTTCCGGAGATCCCTGAATTCCCGCTCCCCACCTGGATGAATAAAGGTGAGCCGTTAACGCTGGCACATTCATCGCATCGCTACTGGGAAAAGGTATACAGCTGGCTGACGTGGCCACTACAGCAGATTGATGTCGACACCTGCGCAGAGCCTTTACTTAACCTGCTGGCTTATCAGCGCAATATCACCCGATTTAAAGGTGAGCCGGTTTCATTATTTCGCTTAAGAGTGAAACACGCGTTTATTAACGCTCAGGACTCTGGCGAACGCGCCGGCTTCGAACGCATCTTTAAGCGTCTTGGCGTGGGAGACGTTAAAACACTGGAACGGCAACTGCAGCATGACTGGGACGTTATTTTACTGCGCATTAATGACACCCAGTTAAGTGAAAACAACGCGCTGATGATGCAGCTCGTGCGCCAGTATGGTCGTACCTGCAGGCGCTATTTCTTTCAGGTAATCAATACAACCACTGCCCGGATGACAGCCGGCACATTCGATGGCCATTACAGGTATCACACAGCAGAAGCAACGGTGAGAAAGGACACCATCTGGTTAACCGCTTCGCTACAGGCAGGACATTACGGCCTGTCCGTGGAACATTACACATTACAGGCAGATGAAGCATGAGCACGATTATTACTGAACAGTACGAACACTGGTGCGCAAATCAAATCATCAGCGGAAAAGCTGCGCGCCCGGATACATTTGTTTTTGCATATATTCCGGGACAGGATGAATCCGCAGAGATCCCCCGCGATGAGATACTCCCTGATGAATCCATGATTCAGTATCGTGCGCCGGTCACCCAGTACGGCCTCCTGTCGCCGAACGCGACCGCGTTTTCCATCATTCTGGACACGACAGTCGGCGACTTCGAATACAACTGGATCGGTCTGCTGAACGAAGAAAGCGGCGTGCTCTGCATGATTGCACACACACCTCGTCAGCAAAAAATTAAAACAGCGAACGGCGTGCAGGGAAACAACCTGATCCGCACATTTTCCATGGAGTTTGACGGCGCAGCCGCAGCAATGCATATCGATGTCAGCGCTGATGTCTGGCAGATTGATTTCACTGCACGCCTTGCAGGAATGGATGAGGCCCGCCGGCTGCTGGCGTTTGATCACTACGGTGAAGCCGCTTTTCTGGGGGATGGTTTTCAGGTCAGCTATCAGGACGGTACCGCTACTGTTGCCGCCGGCGTGGGGTATGTGGGAGGTCTGCGCGTCAGTCTGCGCGAACCTTACAGCCTGCCGGCTGCGGTCGGGGATACCCTCTGGATTGATGCAAGCTGGCAGGGATTTGTTACCGGCGAATGGAATACCGTTTTTACGTTCTGCGCCCGCCAGGAACATGCGTCTTATACAGACGGTAACGGCTTCCGACACTTTGTCGCGCCACTTGCAAAAATGACAGGAGACGGCCCACAGGACCTGCGCCCGGAGACACCCGACGAAGAACAAAGCAATGCACTGGCAGAGCACGAAAAATCCCGCCATCATCCGGACGCAACACTGAAGGAGAAAGGCTTTGCGCAGTACAGCAACGCCACCGACAGCGACGCAGAAGACCGCGCCGCCACATCAAAGGCAGTAAAAGCCGCAATGGATAAAGCAAAAGACGCTGTTGAGCGCGACGGCGACACCATGACCGGGGAGCTGAAAATCCGTGGTGTTAATGCACTGAGGATTTTCAACGAAGCTTTTGGCCTGATTTTTCGTCGTTCTGAAGAGTGCCTGCATCTTATTCCCACCCGGGAAAATCAGGGCGAAAATGGCGATATTGGTCCCCTGCGTCCGTTCACTATTAATCTGCGGACGGGTGAAATATCCATGTCGCATAAAGTGTCTGTTGGTGGCGGTTCTCAGGTGAATGGTGCGCTGGGTATCGGCGTTCAGAACGCGCTGGGTGGAAACTCAATTGCTTTTGGGGATAACGATACCGGCCTGAAACAGAATGGTGATGGCCTGCTGGATGTTTATGCCAATAGCGTGCATGTGTTGCGTTTTCAGGCTGGCAGTATCCAGAGTAATAAACCTGTAAACGTTACCGGGCGGGTAACACCGTCAGACTACGGAAACTTTGATGCCCGTTACCAGACCAAAACAGGCGGAGTGCAGGATGTGCGTTATGGTTCCGAAATGTATTACAACCCGGGAGGTAACCAGATATCCTGGACATTTCGCTCACCTTCAGGCCATGGATTATCTGGTATTAATGTGCAGGAAACCGGAAGTGATTCGGCAGATAACATCGGCGGCGTGTATTACCGACCGCTTCAGAAACTGATTAACGGCACCTGGTATAACGTGGCGAGTGTTTAACAATGTTGCATTTAAAAAATATTACTGCGGGTAATCCGAAAACCGCGGAACAATATCAGCTGACAAAACAATATGGTGTCACCTGGCTTTTTTCGGAAGACGGCAAAAACTGGTATGAAGAACAGAAGAACTTTGCCAGTGACACCATAAAAATGGTTTACACCGGAGACGGGCGCGTGGTGTGGGTCGGTAAGGATGTGACAGGTATTGAACCACGTAACGCCAGTGTTATTGAAGTTCCTGATATTACCGCTAACCGCCGCATTACCGCACCGGGTTACTGGTTCTACCGCAATGATGAATTTGTTTTTGACTACAAACTTAAAGCGGAAGATGAGCGTGATGCACTGTTAAAACAGGCCAGCATCATGACCAGCGAATGGGAAAAAGACCTGCTGCTGGGATTAATCAGCGACGAAGACAGGGAAAAACTGAAAGCCTGCCGTATTTATACAAAAACGTTACGGGAGATGACATTCAGCCAGGTTACAGATAAAGCATCGTATGCCGCGATTGTATGGCCAGAATTACCGCAGAACATTAGCGAGAATTAAGAAGTAATGAGCGCATTATTGACGAAAGCATTTGAAAAGTGGGTTGCTGAATGCGCAGCCAGCAATTTACCTGCACGCCCTGACGCTATTATTTTTGCTCTGATGGAGCGGGAACCAACGCGCGAAGATAATACCGTTCCGGAAGAAAAAATCACATATGCTGTGAATGAACTGACCTACGGCCAGTTAAGCCCGGACAATATTGTGTGTAGCGCAGTTGTTCCTGATGACTGTGCATTCAGCTATGACTGGATTTGTCTCATCCATCAGGCCAGCGGAACACTATGCGGCGTAATAAAAACGCCTGTTCGACAAAAAGTGACAGGCGAGTCACTTATTCGTAATTTCACGATTATATACAGCGGCATTGCTCAGGCTGCGCAAATTACCGTTCCTCCACAGAGCTGGCAGATAGATCTTTATCCAGAGCTGATATCAATGCTGAAAACCCCTAACCGTTTGTCAGAAATTGCAGCAGAAGGGAAAGAAGCGCAACAGGAATCCCGCGACAATCTGGGGTTGAAAACTGCTGCAACGATGGATGTACAAACAGACATTTACGACCGTACCGAAGGCCGCCTGGCAATACCCGGTGCATTCGGATACGGAGCTATCTTCCGCTCAGAAAAA